CAATTTATTTGAAGAAGAAAACCTACCTAGTGTAAAAACTATGTCTGTAGAGGAGATCGCCAAGAAGCATCGTGTATCAAAAGAAAAGATTCAAAAACAACTAGAACGTGGTATTGAAGTAGAACACGAACACGCGAAGGATAAGTCCACGGCGCGTGAGATTGCACTTGATCATCTTATGGAAATCCCTGATTACTATACTCGGTTGGATAAGATGGAAAAGAAAGCTGGTGTAAAAGAGCACTAATATGACACAAAACGGTTGCATAGAACTACCAGATGGATCACTTAAGTGTCCTGATACAAACGCATCAGCTGTTTGCAATCCTTGGGATTTGCAAGAACAGCCTGATCAGTGCGTTATTGACGACTATGTTAATGAATCGGTTAACATAGCTGGTGCAACTGCGAACGTCTATAAACTATTAGGTGTTCATGAACAGGGTAAGCTAGTTGACATCACAGGAAACGGATCAGCCATTTCAAGTTCTGATGCACCAGGATTTCCTGCATCTAATGCGTTCACTGATGAATGTACTGCGTGGCGCTCAGGTCAAAGAGGGGAGAATGTCGTAGCTAATGCTTATATTGGTTATGATTTTGGCGTTCTTCGCATTGATAACAGTCGTGTTCAGCATGGTGATGCCCGCCCTGAAACTCAAGATGTTTCACGCATTACTATTTTACAAGGTGCTGAATCAAAAAATCGAATCACAAAAGCGCGCATTGAAAGATCACAAGATGGTGAGAAATGGTATGGTGTTGAGATTGTCGATATAGAAGATACAGCAAATCTTGTCACGGTCAACTTCAGACGGTCTGTTCCGTCGCGCTATTGGCGGATTCGACCACTTGAGTTCAATGGTGGGTCAACAGATTATTGGGCAGTGTTAGCCTTGCAGTTCTTTGATTATGAAACAACACGCCTCGATAATGTGCAAGATAGATTGCTACTAGAAAATCGCAACAGAGATTATATGGATACGCCACTGCAACTAAAAGTGGTATATGATCTTATCGATGTTCAGACTGAACTATCTCGCTTTGGTATCGAGTTACCGTCTCAGTCTTATTATATGACTGTACCATTCACAACAACAGTTGCAGTACTTGGTCGACCATTTGTAATCGGTGATGTGATTGAGCTACCCAGTGAAACTCAGTTTTCGGCTTCACTGCAACCGGTTAAAAAGTATCTTGAAATTATTGACGTTGCTTGGAGTACTGAAGGATATACACCTGGATGGAGGCCAACACTTCTTCGTCTTGTTGCTCAACCAATGTACGCATCTCAAGAAACCCAAGATATTTTTGGTGATCTTGCTGGTACAGTAGATTCAACAGGCTTGTTTGATATAGATGATGGCAACAGTTCTGTGATCCAAGATTACTCCGAGACTGCTCAGTACATCGATGCTAAATCGCGACAAAAGGACGCAGTCCCACAACGCGGATCTGAAGCTAGTAACGACATTCAGCAGTTTTCTGGTGAAGAACTCCAGGCGACTGCTGATGCTGGAGTAAACATACAAAAGCTATCTTACAATCCACGTGGACTGTACATTGAAGATGCTTTACCTCCTAATGGTGAAGATTTCACTATGGGTGATTCATTCCCGGAAAATCCAAGTGATGGTGACTATCACAGATTAACATACAGCGGCATGGCCGAGGACATTCCAGCTCGCTTGCACCGATACTCAGCTGCTAAACAAAAGTGGATTTTCCTTGAGAAGGACCGCAGAGCTGAGTTTGATGGAACACGGAAAAAGCTACAAGAGTTTATCGTACATCCGAATGCTACTCCGAACGGAAAGATTAGCGATAAATAACCTACATGACAAACGTAATCGATCAAGATATCTTCTTTTATGACCAACAAATAAAGAAGTACATTCTACAGTTCATGGCAATCTTTTCTAACCTCAAAGTAGAGATTGGAAAGAAGGACAGCCGTGATAAGCAACTGATTCCTGTTCATCTAACGTATGGTGCCAAAGATCGTGTCGTAGCCCACATACGTGGTGATAATACACAGAACAAACTTCTCAGACTTCCTACATTATCATCTAGTCTCGTTAACATTGATCTAGCACTTGAACGAATGAAAGGTCAAGGGCAAAGTCGTCGTTTTAACTATTTGCCACGAGGTGGGTTGCTACCAGATGATATAACTACTGTAGAACAAAGAATGCCAGTTCCATATAACATGACAATGGAGCTTGCAATGTTCACGTCGAACCTTGATGAACACTTTCAAATCTTAGAACAAATCCTAACTTTGTTTAATCCGCAACTAGACATTCAGAAGACAGATGACAACTTCGATTGGACTCGGATTACAACAGTTGAGTTAATGGGCATCAATAATGAGTTTAACTATCCATCTGGTGCCGACAGAAGAATCATACAATCATCTATGCAGTTTAGTGTACATATGCATCTTTCTGTACCAGCTAAACTTCGTTCTGACTATATTAAATCTATTCAGCTTCGTGTGGGGGCTGTTGAAAATCTACTCGATTCGTCAAGTGAAGTCATTCAGTCGTTAGACGATTCTGGCTACGATTATACAGAGATCTTTAACTTCGACGACGATGTAGATTTACCTTAAATATAGTCACGAACAATAAATACAACGGCAGAATACACCTTGAGTGTAAGTAGTTAAAGTATTTTAGGAGAAACACATGGCTCTAGTAAGTCCAGGCGTAGAAGTTACAATCATTGATGAAAGCTTTTTCGTGCCAGCTCAAGCGCCAACTGTCCCACTTATCTTTATTGCAACTGAAGATGAGAAGACACAGCCAGATGGCGAAACACCAGCAGCGGGCACATATGAGCACGATGTTGTACGAACCGTTACTTCTTTGAACCAAAGCACGGAGCTTTATGGTACACCATCCTTCCGTCAGGATTCAAGCGGTAATCAACTACACGGTGACGCACGTAACGAATACGGTTTGCTAGCTCTAAACCAGTTCCTTGGGATTGGTAACCTAGCTTACGTTGTTCGCGCAAACGTCAACCTAAACGATGACATCGACGACATTCGTGACATTTGGGATCGTAAGATGGGTGAAGCTGCACTTGATCTTGAAAGTGCGGTTGTGGCATTTATCACAGAGTATAACGAAGTAAACAACTTTGTTCCATCTAACCCAAACTTCAAAGTAACAGTAACAAAAGATGAGTTCTTGTCTCTAGCTCGTGAAGCTACAGATAGTGTGTTTGAGAGTTTCTCCTTCCTAAACTCTGAAGATAACTTCTACGACGATAACACAACTCCTGTAGCGGCGACCGCTGGTTACCAGATCGCGGACTTTGATCAAAACATTAATCGTGCTCAACAATACTGGGACTTTGGTGGTTCTATCGAATCTGCATCTCAGGTTATTAATGTTGGTGGCACGATTGTAGGCGGTGATTCAACTGGTCTAGCAAATGATGCTACTGTATATGATCTTCGTGTTTATGTTGATGGTGTTCTTAATACCGTTAACATCACAGGTTCTGCTGCACAAACATACACAGATCTTGTTAACGAAATCAACACAGACATTTCTGGCGCGACAGCTGAGCTGTTGAATGGTAATGTTCGTATCATCAGCTCAAGTTCTGGTACGAGCTCTTCTATTGGCATTTCTGAAGGCATCGGCGCTGATCCACTGCTTGCTGCACTAACAGATTTCCAAGGCGTCAACTCTATGACGCAAGGTGCTAACAACCCAACTGGTCTAAATGACGACGCAACAAACTACACAGTACAAGTTGCAGTTGATGGTGGTGCTGCTCAAGCACTAACAGTGCAAGGTCAAAACGCTCAAACGTTTGGTGATCTTGCAGTACAGCTTAACGCTCTACTAACAGGTGCTACGATTGAGCTTACAACTGACGGTAACATTCTTGTTCGTAGCGAACTAAGCGATGCGGGTGTATCTAATATCGCTACAACAACAGTTAGCTTGTTAGCTGCTCTAACAGGATTCAATGCCACAGTTGCAGCTACCGTAGGTGGCACAAACCCAACAGGCCTAGCAAATGATGCTACTCAGTATGAAGCGTCTGTAACGGTAGACGGTATTCCTTATGCCCTACAAATTACAGGTTCTGCAGCACAGACATTCGGTGCACTAGTAACCGAAATGAACACAGACTTGGGCGCTGTTGCAACAGCTGTTATCGGTGATGGCACAACAGCAACAAACGGCATTGTAGTACCAAACGGCCAGATTGGTATCGTAAGCTCTTCTACAGGTATCACTTCTACAGTGTCTGTAACAGACGTTGATCTGTTCAGCTCACTAAACGATTTTGAAGGACTACTAACGCCTGTTAATGGCCTACCAGCCAATATGAGTTTACAGGTATATGGTAATGGTTACGACCAACCAGCAACTGGCGTATATTTGGGTCTAGAAGGTATCGCAAACGACTGGGAAACAAACTCTCTTGGTTCTGTTGAGCCTGGTGAATGGACAGCTGAAGAAGCAGGCGCTACACTACTTGCTGCAGCTGATGATTATAAGTTCACCGTTGAGTTCCTAAACGAAACAAGCCTAGGTGCTAATGATGCAGCACGTCGTGTTGCCATCACAACGGCACTACAGGCAACGATTAACAGTAACACAGAAGTTCGTTCTGAAAACTTTGAGTATAACTTGATTGTTGCTCCTGGTTATCCAGAAGTAGTGGATGAGCTGATTGCTCTTTCTGTTGATGTAGCAAATGAAGCATTTGTTATCGCAGATACACCAGTAAATCAAGATGCCGACGAAACAGTAACATGGGCAGCTACAACATCACGGTTCACTTCTCCAGGTGTTGCTTATTACTACCCATGGGCTCTTCAGTCTAATCTAGATGGTGTAAATGTTGTAGGTGCACCATCAGGCGTTGCACTACGCACTTATGCATTCAGTGATGACGTATCCGACCTGTGGTTTGCACCAGCTGGCACACGTCGTGGTCTAGTATCTGGAGTATCACAACTTGGTCACGTACAAGGAACGCTTGGCACAGCCACAACATTTGTTGAGACCAACTTGAACCAAGGCCAACGCGATAATCTGTATAAAGACTTCACAAACATCAATCCTATTTCCTTCTTCCCAGGACGTGGTTTTGTTGTTTGGGGTCAAAAGACATCATCACCAGACCTAAGTGCACGCAATCGTGTAAATGTTGAACGTCTTGTTCGTTATATCAAGCGTCAACTACGTAAAAGTCTAATTTCGTTCGTATTCGAACCAAATGACACATTAACACGCGACAACGTAAAAGCACTAGTGGATAACTTCTTAGGCGATTTGGTAGTTCGTCGTGGTCTGTACGACTTCGCTACAGTATGTGACGAAACGAACAACACGCCGGACCGCATCGATCGAAACGAGCTTTACGTAGATGTGGCTATCAAGCCAGTCCGTGCTGCTGAATTTATCTTTGTACCAATCCGGATCGTTGCAACAGACGCTGAGATTTAATGAAGGGTGATAAATACGTAAACTAACGTAAACACAAAGGAACGGAAATATGGCAACTATTAATGACATCGGAATCCCAGGAGTTGGTTCTGGTATCCTCCATCCAAAGCAGAAGAACAAATGGCGTATTACTTTTGCTAACTTGGCTGGCGGTGCGGATTCACAGCCACTATCGCTCCAGGCAACGACGGTAACGCGACCAATCGTCAACTTCGATGAAGTACAACTTGATCGCTACACAGCTCGCGCATGGGTAGCAGGTAAGTATACCTATGAGCCAATGACTATTTCGTTTGAAGACGATGTTACAGGCCTAGCTTCTCAAGTACTTCAAGATCAGCTACAAACGCAGCAGTTCTTGATTGGTGCTGAGGGAGCGTTCCTTGCAACAGCTGGTGAAGGTTCTCTATACAAGTTCGTTACTTATCTAGATATGTTGGATGGTAACGACCAACAGATTGAGCGCTGGACTGTTGAAGGCTGTTGGCTACAGAATGTCGACTACACAGATCTTGACTACGCAGCTTCCGATCAAGTAATGATCACATGCACGATTCGTTATGACCACGCTCGTCAGACACTTGGTGGTTACGATCAAGGTCAAGGCGTTGCACTTGGTGGTGCGGGTCGAGTCGAGTAAGTCTAAGTTTTGCGTCACGGAAGACGCTTTTAAAACAAGGACGTTTTTGGGGGCCAGGATGGCCCCCTTTTTTTGCCCAGGATAAATATAAACATGGCTGTAGATCCAAGAAAATTTACTGTATCAGATAGAAATTGTCCTCCATCGAAGGGATCGTCTGGCTCTCGAGCTAAAGACTTCTATTCTACGCTCGGAAAAATTGGAGATTTAGAAGTCCTTAACGAAGCCAACAGCAAGATTGGTCAGGGCCTTCGGACACTTGCCTCTATCTCTGAGAACGTGAGAAACAACGCTGGTCCTGTGCCAAGTATCATTCGTGAAACTGGTGAAGCAGTCTTAGACGCCGGCGCGGATTTTGTTCTTGATACAGTTGGAGTTGGAGCACGTGAAACTCGTTCGAATGGTGTTCGTTTTAGTCCACAAGTAGCAAACAGAGCATTAGGACAAGCTGAGGCAATCTACGACGCAGTTCGAAATGGTCAGTTAGATGATTTTGAAGATCTGCCTACAGCTATTGCAGAGTTTTCAAACCTCGAGATTCTTCTTCGTAGTATATTCACAGGCTCACCACGCAGAGAAGATCGGTTTGCAAATCAGTGTGTATCTCCTTATGCGCGTGATTTGATTGCACGCGCACCGAAACACAAATTCATGTTTGTTGTTGAATTTGTTCTTAATGAACCATATGCGTCACAGTTTGGAAATGAGTTATCTGAAGAACTAGCTTTTGTTGTTAAACGAGCAGCTCGCCCGAACATTACATTCGATTACGAGGAAGTAAACTTCTATAATTTTCGCTCGAAAATATTGAAGCGTCACGAATACCAACCAATCACAATGACGTTTTATGATGATCATAACGGTAAAGCTATTGAGTTTTGGCATGAATACTTAAAAGCATTAAGTCCGCTATCCTCAAGAACTCCAGCTGATGCTACTGCTCCTAAGCTATATGAATCCAATAGCATGAATTTTCAGTTTTTTGACGAGCAAAATGGACCATCTAATCCACTATCCGCTGGCACGTCAGCTCTTCGTAGCAATGCAAACGGAATCACGCCAACAACAGTGATCAGTCACGTAAATCTATATCATGTATACCGCGGTGGTAGTAAGTTCGATCAATATCAGTTTATTAGTCCGAAGATTACAGAACTTACTTTGGATGAGTTAGATATGACTCAGTCAGGCGATGGTAGTGAAGTTGCATTAACATTCACGTATGATGCTCTTGCAATGTTTGCTGGTAATAATATGGATAGTGAAACGTCTAATGATCTTGAAGCTTTGACAGATAGTGGTGAATACGCACTTCGCCCTGCACCAGCCTCACAAGGTAATGCAGTAACCAACAGATCGTTTGATGTAACAAGACCTATTACTCAAACGCCTGTACAAGAAGCCTTAACAGATGTTATCGACGAAACGATCGACGTATTCACAAATGGCTAATAAAACATATAAGCAAGGCGTATACACTTTACGCCATCCCGAAAAATACATTGGTGATCCTACAAAGGTTTGCTTCCGCAGTTCTTGGGAACTCGAGATGCATAAGTTTTTGGACTGCAATCCAAATATACTACGTTGGTCTTCAGAAGAGGTTGCCATACCATACGTCAAGCCAACTACAGGCAGAGTTCATCGATACTTTCCTGATTACTGGGTAGAATACAAGAATAAAGCGGGCGAGGTCATACAAGAAATCATTGAAGTTAAACCAATGAATCAAGTTGATTTATCTAAGAAGAAACGACTAACAGAATACGAAAAGATCACATATGCTGTTAATATGGCGAAATGGCAAGCAGCAAAACAATTTTGTGATAAACATGAAATTAAGTTCACAATCCTTACTGAGAACCACATGTTTGGAAGGTAATAAATATCAGCATGAGCGACGACGATAACAACAATAAAAAGCAAGTTGAAGTACCAACAAAACATCCTCTGGAAGATGTATTTGACATCGAGGAAGGAACTACTATGCTTCCTAAAACGATTGTACAATCTGAAGTTGTTCCGTATGAGGATTATGACGAGAAGGACGACGAACTTGATAAGCAGTTTCAAAACATCCATGATCTTGCATTAACAGCATTCGAACAACAATCTGAAGAAGCTGAAATTGTTGATCCAAAGTATAAAGCTCGTAACGCTGAAGTTGCTGTGCAGTATCTAAACACAGCTTTACAAGCAACAAACTCTAAAGCTCAACTGAAGCACGCAAAAGACAAACTAGAAGTGTCGAAGCTTCGAATCGGAACTCAGGCTGCTGAAACTGGTGCTCAAATGGATCGTAATGAGATTCTTCGTATGTTTGCTGAACAAAATAAAGGCAAAACGAACACCTATGATCATGAAGCTGATATTGAAGACGGCGATATAGAAGAAACCGACGATTGATTATTTCGTTAGCTGAATCTTAAGAGCTACTCTCATCTTGCCTTTGTAAGGAGCTCCATCAGTTTTAAGGATAACTCGCTTGATTTGAGGCACAGGCGGGGCATGTAGAGGGTTATCAGATCCGATTGAATAGTAGTCAATCGTTCCACCTTTAGCGGTTACAACAACAAAATAATCGTCGTTACTCCGCGTCATATATCTCATTAGCTGTCTACGAACTTTTGAGATTACACCACTGTCAATCGATCGAATATTAACACTACCTGACTTTGGCGACTGTTCTTCATGAGGCCAGCCAGCCTTAGGATTATCTTTCTTGTGCAACTCCATAAGTTCTGCGAAGCTAGAAGCTCTACCATCTGAGAGGGACTTAGAAAACATGTTTAAGTATGGATCATTTTCCGTAGGTAGAACGGTTGTGTTATAAACAGTCATAACACCATTTCTGTCAGTGCGATTTTTAACTTCGAACTGTAGTCTCCGTCCATTGATAGTTGCAACGATGTCGGGTCGTTGACTTGAAGGTGGAGCTGTACCAATCAACTCGAAATCTTGTCCATATTTTTGTTGTAGATCTTGAATCACAGCATCTTGCGCTTGTTTTCCGTGTGCAACACGCGCTTCATGGTACATGCGCCCATCTGGGCCGGTCTGTTCTTCAAGTAGTTCCCAAAGTTCCATAATCTTATTTATACACAATACTGGTAACCCTGTTAATAGAGGGTGTAAATATTTTGCATGTCAAGAGCAACCAAAAACCCGCTAATCAAAAAAGCAGGTACTGTGGATGAATACACTCTTGAGCAGATTCAAGAGCTCAAAAAGTGTAGTGAAGATCCTGTTTACTTCATTAAAAAATACTGTCGGATCCAGCACCCAACTAAGGGTGCTATAAACTTCGATCTTTTCGATTATCAGATTGAGATGATCGAAAATTACCATCAAAACCGTTACAACATCGTACTGTCTGCTCGTCAGACTGGTAAAGCCGTTTCGCTTGATACGAAGATCCCAACGCCTACTGGATGGACGACTATGGGTGACATAGCAGTCGGTGATCAGGTAATCGGCGCTGACGGAAAACCAACAACAGTACTGTGGACTTCTGATGTTCACGTACCTGATGTGTGTTACAGGGTTCATTTTTCCACTGGTGAAACAATAGACGCGTGCGCTGACCACCAGTGGGAAGTCGAATGGAAGCATAAAAACAGTTCACAGGTCGTCACGACGCAACAAATGGTAGATGCCGGTGTTAATATCGGTAAAAAGAATGAAAGTAGGTTCAAAATAAAAACTACGGACGCTATTGACTTACCCGAAGCGGACTTGCCGGTTGATCCCTATACGTTCGGTGTGTGGCTTGGCGATGGACATTCTGCGCAAGGAAGAATAACACTACACGAAACAGATTGTTCCATACTTGAGCATATCCCGTATGATACGAAGCAACGCACATATGATTACCAACAAGGAATACCTACTATCACGGTCTACGGACTTGAGAAACGACTTCGTTTACTTGGGGTACAAAATAATAAACACATTCCAATATCATATCTTCGAGCTTCACGCAACCAACGGTTTGCTCTCCTTCAGGGATTAATGGACACGGATGGTACGGTAGATAGTTTGGGTAGAGGACAATGCGATATTACTTTAGCCAACAAACAGCTTGCTGATGATGTATTTCATCTTGTTTGTAGTCTTGGTCTCAAAGCAACATTTAGAAAAAGATTGGTTAGTTCTTTCGTACGTTATGAGATCAAATTCTCTGCTTATAGAGACGAATATCCTGTATTTCGACTTCAACGAAAGCTCGAAAAGATGAAAACATCTCCAGATCCGTCGAGGCAGCATTCAACGAAAAAACGATCAATACAAAAGATTGAACGGATTGATAGCATACCTATGAAATGTATCGGCGTTGATAATGCTGATAAGCTGTTTCTTCTTGGTGAAAGTTGTATTCCAACTCACAATAGTACAGTGTCTTCAATGTTCCTGTTATGGTACGCAATATTCAACTTTGATAAGACAATCTTGATTGCATCTAATAAGAACAAAGGCGCGATGGAGATGATCCAGCGGATTCAGTATGCGTATATGTACCTACCACATTGGCTCAAGCCAGGTGTTAAAGAAGATGGTTGGAATAAACACGCGATTGGTTTTGATAATGATTCTCGGATCGAATCAACAGCTACCTCTGAGGATGCTGGTCGTGGTATGTCTATCTCGCTATTGTATCTTGATGAGTTTGCATTCGTAAGTCCATCTATTGCTGAAGAGTTCTGGTCTGCTATGGCACCTACATTATCTACTGGTGGTGCTTGTATTATATCATCTACACCAAACGGTGACTCAAATCTATTTGCATTCTTATGGCGACAAGCACTTGTTGAGGCTAACAGCTACAAAGCTCTATTCGTACCTTGGGACGCGCCTCCAGGCAGGGATGAGAAGTTTAAAGAAGAACAGATTGGTCAGATTGGTGAGCTTAAATGGAAACAAGAATATGAATGTGAGTTCCTATCTTCTGATGCACTACTAATCGATTCAGTTGTTCTAGCTGGGTTAACAAAACAACTTGAAAATATTAAGCCTGAGTTTGAAGTAAACGATGTTGTATTTTGGGAGAGACCTAAAGCAGGTGTTACATATCTTGTTGGCGTTGACCCAGCTACAGGCAGTGGTGAAGACTTTACCGTTATGACGGTGTATGAGTTCCCTTCTATGAAGCAGGTTGCTATTTTTAGATCGAATACAATGTCATCTGCGAAAGTGTATCCTATCCTTAAGAACTTGCTTAAGATGCTTGAGCGGACTGGTTCGACGGTGTATTTCTCTATTGAGAACAATGGTGTTGGTGAAGGTTTGATCGCACTCTTTGAGGCTGATGAGACACCTCCAGAAACAGCAGAGTTCATTTCTGAACAAGGCAAAGATCGTTTAGGTGTAACAACAACAGGCAAGAGTAAGATTCGTGCTTGCCTATCTCTGAAAGAGCTTCTTGAGAAGGGTACACTTATGATCAAGTCGAAGCTTCTACTTCAGGAGCTCAAAGCGTTTACTCGACATGCTGGTTCATATGCAGCTCAGAAAGGTAGCACTGACGATGCCGTATCTGCAACACTAATTATCATGAGAATTCTTGAAGAGATTTCAACATTCGAACAAGAAGCATTTGACACTCTCCGTGCTGTTGATGATTACACATGGACAGAAGAAGACGTAACTCGGTATGACAGCTACAATGAAGATGATCCTGATGACGCTCCGTTGCCAATGATCTAAAAGTGTTCTATACTATCAGGATGAAATCACAACCTGTAACACGTCAAGAAGTTTATGCCGCTGTTGATAGCGAGCGCCGATACCAAAGCAAGTGGGACGACGTTGAGAGTCAGAACATCCATACAGAAACAGAATTCGTTCTGTTTATGGAGGACTACTTGATGGAAGCAAAGCATCTATTAGCGCGGAACGCTGCAGAAGATGTCCGCAAGGAAGTTCTGGACACGATTCGCAAAGTCACCGCAATGGGTGTGGCTTGTATGGAGCAGCATGGTGCTCCCCAGCGTGTCTAACTCCTTGATTTAACATAAACTTTAGCCGTTGACCCATTAGACTTTTGGTGTATACTGCCCTCTAATTGTTGAGGAGCAATCAAATGTCTGAAGAAACGGTTGAGAAAGAAGTCTTCACGCTTCCTGCTGTCGGCATGGAGCAGTTGATGCGTGAAGTGCGGAAGCTGAATAAACGAGCTGACAAGCTCGGCTTCCCACATATGTCAATC